TAGCGAAACATCCCCGCTGCTGGAGAGCCTTCACGCTGCCCTGTAGTACCTGCGGAAACTTTTAAAGAACCAGTGTTGTTGAGTACAAGCGCACCAGTCATTGTGCCGCCAGATTTAGGCAAAGCGTTATCAGCTAAAGTACCTTGTGCTGCGGTAGCGTAATCGGAAGAATCAAAAGCCTTTACTTCTGCAAGGTTTGTCACCTCGCTGTCCATTAAGGCACCAGCGGCTGTTACGTTAGCTGTGTCTGTTACGTCAGCTGAAGCCTCAATAGCATTTAACTTACTGTGGTCAGCGTCTGTAAACACATTAGAATCTGTAGCGGCTTCAACGGCAGCACGAATCTCTGCATCTGTTTGGTCTGAAGTTGCTGCGGTTTCAATGCCATCTAGCTTAGTACCATCAGCAGCTACATCACGACCATCTATAGTGCCGTCAGTAGTTAGGTTGCCGGAGATAACAGGAGTAGCTAGGGTCTTGTTGCTGAGAGTCTGTGAGCCTGTAAGAGTAGCTACAGTAGAATCTATTGCGAGTGTTACGCCATTGCCGCTTGCAGTAGAGGTTATGCCGGTTCCACCCAAGACACTTAAAGCTTCTGAATCTAAATCAATTGAGATGCTTGTAGTGCCGTCAGTTAGGTCTAGGTCTTGTGCAGTAACCTGTGCATCTACGTAAGCTTTTACAGACTGTTGTGACGGAATACCTGTAGCACTATCAGAAGATAAGTCATCTTCATCCAAGAATGTTTTGCCATCTAGGATTTCTAGTTCTGCTTCAGTAATAACTGCTGAGCCTATTGTGAATCCTGTAGCAGTAACAACGCCAGTTACAGTCAAGCTGTCTACAAAAGCATCTTTAAATCTTAAAGAAGTTGTACCAAGGTCTATATCACTATCAGTTACAGGTACAATAGCTCCGTCTTGAATACGAAGCTGTTCAACAGGAGAGCCGCCAACTTCTATATAGCATTCAATACGATTATTAGTCGCGCTAATTTCTATTTTATTATTAAAGTCTTGGTCGCCAATCTTTCCAATTGCACCACCTTGACCAGCGGTTCCATCGTGCGTGTGGCCCGTAGTTCCCGTTGAAGAATATACAAAAGCATTTAAAAGCTGATTATACTCATTATTAAAAAGAGAAGCAGTAATTAGATTACCGTCTGTAATTGTACTTTGTCTTGTATAGCTTGTACCTGCCATCTAATTATCTCCTGCCTGCGGGAACATAGTTTATATATAAACCGTTAATTGTATAAGGTTGAAGTTGGTCGTCACTGTTTATAGAAAAATTAGACGTATAGCAACTTCCCTGAATAGGTTGTCTTATGAGTGGGCTTTCTGCTGAACCAAAAACTGCTTCTCCAAATACGGCATCTCCAAAAAATGCGCCGCCTCTAATTTCTGGAAAGGTGTAAGGCGCAGGCTGTTGTATGTTAGCATCTTCAAAATCAAACTTAACTCTTAATGTAGGCTGTGAAAAACCACCTGCTCCTGCATCAGGAGTTACAGATGTTTTAATGTATTGTAAAGTTTTTCGTGTGCCCATGTCACCAAAGTCTAAGTAAGGTGTTTCATACTCAGCTTTAATATCTTCTAATGTTCCTTGATAACTAAAAGAATTCCCTGTGTCGTGGTTATAAATATAACCTCTTGCATCTCCATGTATAATCTGCTCAACACCACTATATAAAAATCCGCTATCTACAGCAGGTGCTTCAATTCCTTCTGTTTCAGACCACTCAAATCCTTGGCCTGTAAAGGTTCCAATGATTCCTTTTGCAAATGCTCCGCCTTCAGTAGGGTTTGAGTAATATAAACGATACTGAGACTTAGAGCGCAACACAACACTTGAAACAGTATAAGCATTTATGTTGTTTGCAATGTTACTTAAAATTCTTTGAATGTTTCTGCTTACAGAAGTTAGCTCTACATCACCAATACGCGCAGTTCCAGCCAATGTACGAATACCGTCAGGGCTTAAAAATACAAGGTCGCCTCCAATTTCTTGAATGCTTTGTCCATCTATGCAGCCTACATTTTTAGTGATTGGAACAATTGCAGTCGTTGCATCGTTAGCTTCAATATTTATTAATCTGTAAATGCTATTTTTACAGAATACAATGCAGTCGCCACGAAAGCTTTTAAGACCTATAACTTTATCTGCTAGTCTTACTTCTCCTGCTCCCGCACCTGCAAAATTATCCATTTCATGTAAATGACTATAATACACTTGGTTAGGATTTTCTAGTGTTCCTCCTACTACAAAATGATTACTGTGTACAGTTCCGACTGTAGGAGCTTCTGTGTTTGATACTGTAACTTCCGATGAAAAAAAAGTTCGGCTAGTTAATGCACCTGTTCCTGTCATATAAAAGTAATAAGGTTTATTAGCTCCATCACAAATTACTAACTCACCGTATACGGACTTACTGCCTTCATAGATGTCAATAGAACACTGGCCTTGATTAGTTCTAGTTAATGCTGCACGGCCTGTAAAAGTTGTATAGTTGTCTCCGTTGCTATGAACAGAAGCTCGGTTTATTTGAAGCCAAGTAACGCCATCATTACTAAAGAAAATATCTGTTCCGCTACATACTACAACGCCGTCTGCATAAGTTTTAATACCTAGAACAGAATTTGCGCCGTTGGGCCTTGCTGCTGAGCCTGCTCCATAAGCTGTAAACCCACTAACACGCCGATAGCCGCCATCAGGGTCAACCTCAAAATTAAGCAACTTAGTTGCAATTCCGGGTTGACTAAGCAATTCTATCTTGCTTATGTTGGTATTTAAACCACCCTTGCAAGCGAAACCAAAAGGTTGTGAAGCTGCCATATTATATGAATCTCACTCGGTCATCTTTTATTGTGGTTGGTGCGGCTTCAATAAGGTTTGAGCGCATACTGCGTAATCCCTTTCTATAGTCGTCCATTGCAAATGAAGCGGCCTGTGGATTATCTTTAAACTGCCAAATATAGTAACGTGCTCTAGCTAGCAAAACTGTGCTATACATTTCAGGAAACACTATCTCGTCACTATAACTGGTAAATTTTGTAGGAAGGTTCCAAGCATAGAACCACACACGATACACTTTATCAGGTATGGGGCTAAGTCCAAACTTACGTGAATCAGGACTTCTAATTACACTGTTAGGAACTCCAAATGTTTGACTGTCTGCGTCATCTAAGTTTTCTGAAACTCGTCTAAATGTTTTCCAAGCTTCTGTAGTCATAAACGACAAATTCTTTCCAGTGTAGGGGGCTGTTTCGCCAGCTACGCCTACAGTGGTCGCATAAAAATTATCCCAGTCTATTGAACCATAATCTGTTTTAATGGAATCACTAGCTGGTTTTAGTTCATAAAATCTCTGGCCTGCAACTGTTTCGACATATACGTTTCCGTACATAGGGTCTACTTCGCCACTCTCGCCAGCAGATAAGAAAGGCCACTGAGGTTCATCATTGATAATATCAAAGTATGCTTTGTTTACAGCATCTTGTACGTGTCCTTGGACACCAATAGCTGTGCTAAAGTTACCTGAATCTAACGGAACTTCGTTAAGTTCTCTAAGAAGTTCATTAGTCAAATCTAAGTATGATGTTGCCATAGTTTATATTGCCTTTAAATTTGTTAAAGATTGGGGGCCTTTTACAGCCCCCGCACTTATTTGGTTACAGCTTATGCTACGTTGAAGTATGCACCAACGAGAGCTTCAGGTCGAAGAACCTTAGCGCCGTATACGTGCAGACCACGACAGATGTCACCGAAGCTGTCTGGGTCACGAATGACTTCAGTGCTGGTGATAGTCTGTGCAGTACATACCGCAGAGATGTGACCGCCAAGAATAAGGCCATCAGCGTTAGCAACAAGTCCAGTCATGTTATTAGACTTGTACATGCTAAATCCACGAAGCTTACCAGAGCTTACTAGACCATTACGGATAGAACCTTGACCACCGTTGAAATCTACTGACAAGAGCTTAGAGTCAGACTGCGACAGCTCTTCGTAGAATACAGGAGGAGCTACAACCCAACGACCTTCTTCTGGTACGTTTTCGTCATCAAGCAGACGAGCCATACGAGCCAGAACATCTAGAGGGTCAGTTCCTGCGTGTTGTAGACCAACAGCGTCAGTACCGGTCAGAACGCCAGAAGCGGCTGAAGCAGTAGTGTCGCCACCGATGATGTGGTCAGGAGAAGAAGCGCTTAGACCTGCTTCCATAGTAGCCAGTACGCCAGCATCGAATGCATCACGCAGAGCGTAAGCAGCAGATGAAGCAGCTACTTCCTTGAAGTTTACGTGAGACATTGAAGTTTCGATGTCGTCTACGATGAACTTAAAGGCGTTAGCAATATCAACAACCAAAGTTACTTCGGTGTCGGTCAGTGCAGTTGCAGTTGTGTCAGCGCCACGCTCATACTGATGTACAGTAATGGTGGGTTCTTTAATGATTTTTACAGAATCACCGTATGCAGAAATCTCACCTGCATAGTCAGTGTTAGTGATTGCTTCAGCAACGGAAGCTTTACGGAAGAAGTTAAGAACCTTCTTCGAGTAAATAGCAGGCATAAAGTTGCTGCTAGTTCCAAAGTTACTGTTACTACCTTCTGCAAAAAACTGGTCTGATACGTTATTAGCCATGATTATTTTTCCTTTTATTTAAGACAATAGTTATTAAGCTACTACCCTGCCTTCAATTATGGCTGAATCGATTTCTTTTTCATGTTTATCATACTCATCCATAGACAGTGCAGCAATTTCCCGTTGTGTCCATATCTTTGGCTCATTAGCATTTACGGCTTTTGTTTTAGTTGAAACCATATCTGCTGCCGAAGGGGACACAGGCTGCGACTGTGCTTTCTTACTTGAAGAAGGTTGAGAGCTTAAACCCGATTCCATTTTATAAAAGTCAATAGCTTTGATTGCTAAGCTTACGTCATTAGGATTGTTGTATACCCAATCTTGAATTGCTTCTGGCTGTGACTTAGCCCATTCGTGAAACTCGTCACTTTGCCGTATTTCTGAAAAGTCAGGATGCGCTGAACTTAGAGTTATTTCAGCCTCTTTTCGTGCAATCCTAGCTTCTCGCTCATCAAGTGCTGAAAGTCTAGTGTTAGCCTCTTCAGCGGGTGCTGTTTCTACATACTCGTCCTGAACTTCTTCTGCATGTTCCTCGTGACGAACGGCCTGTTCAACTTGCTGTGTCATTCGAGCTTCGGCTTGAAGTTCTTGTTCTTTCTGTTTAAACTCGTTAATCTTAGTGTCGTAATGCTTTTTTAAATCATCATATCGCTTTTTGTAATCTGTAGCGGATTCTTCTTCAGAAGGGGCCTTTCGGGTGGCCTTCTTAGCTTTCTTTTCGTAGTAAACACCATCAGCACTTTCAAAGGGTTGGTCTTCTTCATCATGCCAATCTTTGTGCATGTTGTATGGGTTTGCTGCTTCTTCTTCTACTTCTACTTCTTGTAAGTCAGTCATGTCGCACTCCTTTTGGGGCTTGTCGTCTTTTCAAGGTAGCTATTCAACTCGCGACTGAAGAATAGGGCTTGATACTACAAGGTGGCCTCTAGGTTAAAAGTTAGTGATAAGGGGCCTTTCGGGTGGCCTTATCGGTTTCGTACACTAGGCATTGCATTCGAGCTAAGCATTTGGTTATGGACTCCTTCATCAGGGTCTTCCATATCCATAACGCCATCAAGGATGCTTCCTCCTGCGTACTTTTTCATTACACCGCCATCATAAGCACGTTCTGCATCATCCATCATAGCCTGAAGCTTATCTGTGCCTATTTGGTCGGTTGCTTTTCTGGTGAAAACAAATTCACCATCCGACAACCTTGCGGGTATCGAATCTGATGTGCCGGTGCCGGGGCCTTCTACAGCTCCTTCGCCAGCGAATTCTCCAGCAATATCCATGATGTTATCAAAGATTTGCCCTAAACGCTCATCGCCTTCGAGAGCATTTATTAAATAATCTTGGTCGTCAGGAGACAGTGCTTCTTTCAACACGTAGCCTGCGTACTCGTCTTCCATTTCATCGTCTGGAAGTTGTGTGGCTCTTACTGCTTCCATTTCTTCTGGTGGTATATTATCATAAGTATCTACAGGCATACCGGGAGCCATTAACGAGCCTCCTTCTGCAAAGCTTGTATTAGAAATAGGAGCGTTATTAGCTGCTGCTATGGGGTCAGGCCCCTCTAAGTTGCTGATGCTTGCTTCGGCTTCTTGACCTACAGGTTCAGTAGTAGTTCCTTTAGAAGATGTAACTTCTTCTATAACTGCTCCTAGCAGTCCACCTATAAATTTACCTTCTCGCCCTTCGTCCATTTTCTGTAAAGCAGCACTAATAGTATTACCGTCAAATGTTTTTTCTACCTCAGACCATCGCTCATAAATTACTTTTTTATCTTCAGGAGTTTCTGCTTTGTCCATAGACTGTTCCAT